AGGCACAGCAGGCACCGCAAGCGGGTGCTCAGCAACAACAAGGTCAACCGTTTGACTTTAGCAAGATTCATTTGCACATCGGTATTCCTTGCTACGGTGGCATGGTAAGTGAGCCAACCATGACTAGTTTCCTGCGTTTTACATTGTTGGCACAACAGGCCGGTTTAAATTGGTCTTTGGATACCATGGTCAATGAATCACTGGTAACTCGTGCTCGTAATAACTTGATGGCTAAGATGATGACCAACACACAGGCCACACATTTTATGTTCATTGATGCTGATATCCGTTTCCAGCCAGAATCAATCCTGCAGATGATTGCATACGATAAAGAAGTTATCGGTGGATTATATCCTAAAAAAGCATTGCCTGTAAGTTATGTTATTAACTTGAAACCAGAAACAAAGATACAAGGCGACATTTTTACAGTAGATACAATGGGCACAGGTTTCTTGTTGTTCAAGCGTCCTGTGTACGAAAAACTGATTGCTGCACATCCAGAATGCAAATATGTAGACGATGTAGGTCTAGGTAAACAGTACGAGCCAATGATGTATAGTATTTTTGACTGTAAAATTGATGAGCGCGGACACTATTTGAGCGAAGATTGGCTGTTCTGCCGTCGTTGGCAAGAACTAGGTGGCGAAATCTGGGCACACAGTAAAGTCCTGCTTAACCACGTTGGACACTATGAATATGCTGGTGATTTGGATAAGATCGCCATTGGCAAGCGTGGTTCAATGGGTATCATTGAAGACACACTGGCTGCACAAGGCGCTAAACTACAGCAACCACAGCCTACAAACTAAGTACCGCTAGCCAGCAAGTTCGGTAAATACAGTACTATGTATATTTCTGAACTTGCTGAGCCTTCTTTATTGGTCATATATCCTGGCCGTTTTCAACCCTTTCACAAAGGTCATGCTCAAGTGTTTGAGCACTTAACCACCAAGTTTGGCCGCAACAATGTCTATATTGCAACCAGCAACAAAACAGACAATAATAAAAGTCCTTTTACATTTGCAGAAAAAGCATATTTTATGCAACTCACTGGAGTTCCTGCAGATCGTATCATCCAAGCGACACAACCATATCAGATTGAAAATGTACTAAGTTCGAGCAATATTCAAATTGCCAATCCCAGCAATACTGTAGTTATATTTGCTGTTAGTGAAAAAGATATGGCGGAGGATCCACGCTTTAGTTTTGCTCCTAAAAAGGACGGCAGCGATCCTTATTTCCAGCCATTGAAGAATATCAGAGATACTGTGTCAATGCAACAACACGGTTATATCATGACCGTGCCCACCTTTGATTTTCAGGTTTTAGGACAGCCCATGCGGTCCGGCACAGAATTGCGTGACATGTATAGTTCAGCGGACCAACAGCAACGCCAGCAAATTATTGCAGATTTATTTGGTCGCTATACTCGCGAAGCTGAACAAATCATGAATAATAAAATACCAGCTGTGCCAACAGAGCCTGTGCAGGAAGAAGCTGCCGGGGTTGGTGTTGTTGCTAAAAATAAGAAGATGGCCAATGATCCACGCTACTCAATGAGCATGAGTTGCGATGTAGATCCCAGCACACCAGATAAAAACCTACGTGCATTTAGCTTAAAAGAAGGTGCCGTGGACGAGTTGGAAGCACGTAGAATCGAAGATTTAAACCGTTTAATGGACGAGATCAAAGAACGCATTACCACCGAAAAATTGCCTGCCAAATATGTGCAGGCCTTAAAAGATCGAATGCTCAAACTAAAAGCCGAGCGCGATAGTTACTACAGAATTAATACTTAATAAATATATTATAACGGAATAAAGCAATGAAAACTACAGAATTTCTACAAGAATCAATTGACCAACAAGAATACAACGATGAAGCTGGTATGGCCAAAAACAGCCTACACACCATCGTTCGTGTGGCCACACACCTAGAGCGTGAACTAGGCGATAACGAAAACTTACCGGAATGGTGTCAAGAAAAGATTGCACAGATCAAAGGCATGATGGTTAGTGTCATGGACTATATGATCAGTCAGCACGAAATGGGCAAGCAACAAGAAATTCCAAATTTTGACACAGCGTCAGCTGAACAACAGTTTGCTGAATCACTTAGCGAAGACGCCTCGGGCGGTTCAAGTTCTAGCAGTACTATCGCTGTCAGCATGGAAACACTAGGCGACAAAGGCACATTTAGCCGTCGCGACGTCATGAAACAATTAGGCAGTTACGGCAGCAAACCAAAGGGCGCCGGTCCGGTCAAGTTAGGCAAGTAATGGATAATAATTTTAGCAAGATTTTAGATATCTTCAAGAGTTTAGATGAAGGCAATCAATTTGCCGGCCAAGCTGTTGGACAAAAACCCGGTATGCATTGGCATGGTACCGACGCTGGCACTCCTGGTAAGAAATTAGTTGGCGAACAAGAATGTGAACAACCAATGTCATTGAGTGACAAGTTGCGTGCTCGCTGGGAAGAAACAAAACGTGCAAAAGGCATACAAGAATACGGGGCTCCTAATACTGCCAGTGCTGGTGGCGGTGCAACACAAGACCCACAACAATCAGCAACAGATTTAGCACAAGCAACACAAACAAGTCAGAAAAATTTATCAGCTCTTAAACAAGCAGGTGTAAATATTTCAACCGGTATTCCGCAGGCAACACAGGCCGCAGCCAAGATGGCCACCAATCCTACTGCTATTCCAAGCGCACAAGATAAAAAAGTTGATATGGAGCTAGGCTCTGAACTCGGGCAGCTGGCTGCAAAAGTCGACCCGGGAAAGTTTGCTCAAGTAGTCAGCGCCATTAAACAAGCTAAACAACAAGGCGGAGTAGAATAATGAATCTGTACGACATAGTTACCCCAATGACCATGGATGAAGCCAAGGCAACTAGCCAACGCTCGGACCCCAAATGCTGGAAGGGCAAGCATAAAGAAGGCACCAAAGTCAAAGGTGGTGTGCGTGTTAATAACTGTGTACCCAACGAAGGTGTTGAAGAAGGTATAGTGGGCGGAACACAGCATGTACCTGCTGAAGCAGAAATTAAAAAGATTATTTGGGACACACTACATATCAGTGAGCCAACTGCTAAAGAATCGGTTGAAGCTGCTATTACTATGTTGTCCAACCGTCCAAAGACTCGCATGGTTCAACAGCTAATGGGACACTTAAAGGCATTGTCAGACCGTGCTCGTCTTCCATTGGATCCAGCTATACGTAGAGTGTTGAATCGTTATAACGAAAGCGTTGATGAGGATAGTTGGTATGCCGGCGACGGCGGTGAGTGGGGTCAAGGAGATGCGTGGACCAGTGACAAGCACGAAATGGTTGAAACTGTTAGTGCAGCATCTAACCCTGCTGACTCAATGAGTCCTATACATGGTGAAGATGCCAACTCAGCTGTGCCTACACAAGGCCCGGGAGTTGATGATGCACAAAGTCCTATACATGGTGGTATGGATGAAGCACGTTTAATGGTAGGAGATCCTGTCATTGTAACAGCACCAAATGAATTTGAAGGCAAGACTGGCGAGATTAGTGAGTTCAGTCCAAGCGGTAAGTTTGTTATTGTCGACCTGTACAATTACGGCGAACACAGTATGCACCTGAGTGATGTTGAATATAATCAACATGCAGACGATGAAGATGAAATGGATGAAGGTTATGCCTCCACTATTGGCATAAATCCTCCGGCGTTGGATGCTGTAAAACAATGGAAAATCCAAGTCAGACAACTGGTTGCGGACTACATTAAAAATCCTCAAGGTCTGTATAACCTAGCCAAACGAAAAGGTCCAAATAGTGCTGAGGCCATAGCCTACAAATATCTCATGAAGCCAACAGGTAAAATTCCGTTGCCGCCAAATCAACAAGGTATGACAGAAAATTCTGATCCTAGTCCAGTGGCCGGTGCTATCACACGTCGCATATTACAACAGCGTTTAGACTTGTTGAAACAATACGGTCCCGAACTGGTGGGTGCCGCTGTGGATAATGTTGCTGACTATGTGGGTGATGTTGATGAAATTGGTAGTAGTGATGTTAGCGGTTGGGTCTCACAAGTTGAGCGTATGCTCAAAGAAAACCCACCAGAGGCATTTGGTGAAGGCTGGAGTGATGCGATTGTTTCACAAAGAACAGGCTCACCACGCACTCCTTACTCAGTTTATATCAAGGGTAAGAAGTGGAAAGACTTTGAAAACGAAGATCATGCAGAAGCTGTAGCAAATAAATTACGAGCCAAGTTCAAGATCGACGGCCGTGATCCAGGGACTATTACCATTTCTCCTACAGACATGTCAGAAGGTTCAAGAAGCTCTGCTATACAACAAGGTCAGCAGGACTATGCCCGAGGCTTATCAAAACAACAAAATCCTTATTACAAATCTGACAACGGAAAAACATCCCCTGCGGCATACGACTGGGAAGCTGGATGGGATGATGCCAAAGACTCTGGCAAGATTCCACAGCCGAGTGTAGCAGAAGACTGGAGCAAAAAGTACAAGAAGAGTATAAACTGTAGTCATCCCAAAGGCTTTAGTCAAAAGGCTCATTGTGCTGGCAAGAAAAAACATAATGAAAGCCATGAAGCAATGGAAATGGTCTGCGAAGACTGTGGCATGTGTGAAACACACGGTGATCATTCACAGCAAAGTCTAGGTGAAGCCTGCTGGAAGGGCTATCACAAAGAAGGCATGAAGACCATGTTTGGAAAACGATATCCCAACTGTGTTAAAAACAAAAATGAAAGTCTTGAAACTTACATCAAACGTGGCGAATGTCCTGGTTGTGGGGGACCAATGGTCAATGAGGACCAGTTGAACGAAAAGCAAGATGCCTGCTATCACAAGGTTAAATCAAGATACAAGGTATGGCCCAGTGCCTATGCTAGTGGTGCATTGGTGCAGTGTCGCAAAAAAGGTGCCGCCAACTGGGGTAATTCCAATGAAAGCATCACTCAAGAAGAATATGACCAATTGGATGAAAACTTAAAAAAATGGTTCAGTGACAAATGGGTCCGTTTTGGTCCAGATGGAAAAATCAAAGGCGATTGTGCCAGAGGCGATGATAGTGAGGGCAAACCCAAGTGTTTGCCACAAAGCAAAGCACACAGTCTAGGTAAAAAAGGTCGTGCTAGTGCGGCAGCTCGTAAGCGTAGAGAAGATCCTAATCCAGAGCGTAGTGGTAAGGCCATAAATGTCAACACCAAGAAAACATCAAACGAAGGTCAGACTGACTACCAAAAGCGTCGCCAGCGTGAGCGTGATATAGATGCTGGCAAACCTGTAGCCCGTCAGCCACGTAACCCACAGACTGACTATGCTCGGAAACGTGCCAAAGAGAAACGTGACTTGGAGCAGTTTGGCGAAAGCACGAACTATTGGACTCGACTAAAAAATGAACGCAACACAACAACCGCTAAATTAGTGGCAGAATTACAAGAAACAATTGAGGATATCAAATGAAATCAACAGAATTTATCACCGAAACAATTGAGGAAACAGCGGCATGGCGGCGCAAAGAAGGCAAAAGCAAAACTGGCGGGCTAAACAAAAAAGGTGTTGCAAGTTATCGTAGAGAGAATCCTGGTTCAAAATTACAAACAGCAGTGACTACCAAACCCAGCAAGTTAAAAAAAGGTTCAAAAGCTGCCAAACGTCGTAAAAGTTTCTGTGCCAGAATGGGCGGTGTTAAAGGCCCGATGAAAAAACCCAACGGCAAACCAACACGTAAAGCCCTGGCTCTGCGTAAGTGGAATTGCGAAAGCGTTGAGCAATTGGAAAACATGTTGATGATTGCCGAATCTTGGGCCAAAGAAAAAGGCATTGTATAATGGAAGATTTACAAAAATTAACTAAAATTGCATTTGCAAGCGAGTTTACGTTTTACTTAAAAGCGCATTTCTTTCACTGGAACGTGGAAGGAGAAAACTTTTATCAATTCCATAAACTTTTTGGAAAAATCTATGAAGAAGTGTATGACAGCATCGACGGGTTCGCTGAAAACATTCGCAAGTTGGGTGCATATACTCCGGGATCATACACACGTTTTAGTGCTCTGACACAAATTGAAGATGAAACCAAAGTGTTGCTGGCCGAACAAATGACTGCAGAATTGTTGGCAGACTCAGACATGATGTGTCAATTACTCAAACGCAATTTTGATTTGGCTACTGCTGCTGGTGAAGAAGGCTTGGCCGATTTCATGGCCGGACGCATGGACGCTCATAGAAAACATTCATGGATGCTGCGTGCCACACTAAAATGAAAATAACAGAAGTCGTTGTTGCGGATCAAGACTTACGCATGTTACCTAGTAACATGCCCAGCCTTGAAGAAAATACAACCAATAACTTTGTTAAAAAGTTTGCTCCGTGGGTAGCAGAACAACTAGGCATTGAACAATTACCAAAAATTAAACTGCTAGACAAACCAATGGATAAGACTTTTGGTATGTATGCGCCAGAAGACCGTTGCATCTACTTGGTCACAGGTGGTCGTCATCCTGTTGATGTATTGCGTACATTGGCACACGAACTGACACACTTTAAACAAGATACAGAAGGCAACTTGCCACCTGGGGCAGGCGAAACAGGCACTGATCAAGAAAACCAAGCCAACAGTGAAGCCGGCATCGCCATGCGTGACTTTGCTGAAAACAATCCCGAGTACTTTGGACTTAGTGAAGATATGCGTCGTACAGCCGGGGTTAAAAAAGGCGACACCATTGATTATGCTGATCTAATGAGATTGCATGGCCGTGCCACGGAAATGAAAAAAAGTACAAATCGTGCCACACGTGAGCGCGGTGTAAAGATGGCACGGCAGGTCACCTGGTTTAAAAATTTTCATAAGAGAAAAAGTCAGGCTGCAGGATCATGAACCAATACCCAGTTTACCCAGAAACTCAAGAGGGCGACAACAGTGATTATAAACGAAATCCTTACAGCCCAGTCTGATGCCCAAGCGGAACTAGATGCCATCTTGGCACGTTGCTGTGAGCTGGTGCTCAATGGCCAAGAATCCGATGACAAGTTTTACGGCATGGTTGGAGCCTGTGTGGTATGCCCGGGTGGTGAACTTGTTTATGGTGTTAACTACGAAGCTGCAGACGGTCGCCGAGTACACGCCGAACGTGCTGCCTTGGAACGCTGTGCCAATGTCACTCCAGAATGTATCGTAGTAACCACCTTGAGTCCTTGCAATCGTCCCATGGATGAACGCTCAGGCGAAAGTTGCGAAGACCTGATTGCCGAATACGGCATCAAACATGTGTACTGTGGATACAAAGATCCCACACAGGATCATGCTGTTGGCATTGAAACTCAGAATCCAAAACTACGTGAACTGTGTAAAAAACTATCCGATACATTCTTAAAAGAAAACTTTGCCGACGGCAAGGTTAAGGGCAAAAGTCGTCCAGGACGTGTAAAACGTAGTGGAGCCAGTTGCAACGGTAGTGTAACCGATCTACGCAAGCGAGCTAAAAATGCTTCGGGTGAACGTGCTCGAATGTATCACTGGTGCGCCAATATGAAATCAGGCAAGAAGAAATGAGTCACATTGTGGCCAACTTACCACCGGTAAAATGTTTTGTTCGACGTGAGTTTCTTTATGATCATGAGTCAGGTCACGGAGAACTGGAACCATGCTGGTGGGTTAGCATTAAGAGTTTGAGAGGTCAAGCATTCCGTATCGAAAGCTATCTCAACAACTATGGTGCCCTGTATGACAAGTTACCGCTACATGCTTACTGTTGGAAACCGATTGAAGGTGATGCCTTGCCCTTGGACTATTTGCAATTATGGGACTGTCTTAGCTACGACATCACAGTGATCAAAAAAGCACAGTTACAAAGCATGAAATGTAAATTTAAATTAAAAGATGGAGGGTGGATGTCAGGTGAATACATGTTTACTGTGGACTCAGCACATCCAGACTTCAACACATTGGACACAGGCTTTAGCGAAGATGTGGAAGATCACAAAAGCTACAATTTTATTCGATGTGACAACGGACAGTTTGCCGCACAGCCCAACAACAGATTGATCATACTAGAACCCAGTAGCAATCCTCGAGAACTCAAACAGCCAGACTTTCGGGTGGCCACTCGGCGTTGGAGTGTGGAAACAGATCCCAAATGGGCTCTCGGCGACACCAATACTGTCATGTACGAACAGGTAAAAAATTAAAACAAATACACTACCTTAGGACCTTATGGTTACTAGTGTATGCCCGGCTGCTGGGCTAGATATTATGGGAGTCGTGCCCCGGAATGGTATCTTAAAGTGAGCAATAATCTGACAATTCTCTTGCAATTTTAAATTAAATCGTGTACAATAAATCAATTAATTAGGAGATATCAATGGCATCACGTATGTTTAGCGCCGAACAAAAGGCCAAGCTCAATCAAATCATGAATGAAGGTATTGCTGTAATGCAAGAAGTGGAAGACCTTACAGCCGGACTTAACGATACTATCAAAGCTGTCGCAGAAGAACTCGAAGTTAAACCAGCTGTGCTTAAGAAAGCCATCAGGATTGCCCAGAAAAGTAAACTTGGTGATACCAATGCTGAACACGAAGAACTCAACGACATCCTTGAAACAGTAGGCAAAACACTTTAATGTTTCCGTTTGGTGACTGGCTCTACGCTAGTTGGGGCTACATAAAAAAAGATTACAACGAATGGCCTCTACGATTTTGTGCAGAAGTGTTTGCCTGGGCATGTAGTTTAGTCAGTGCTGTTATATTTGCGTATAGCGTACCACATGTACCAGTAATTCCTCTTTACAGTATATTCATTTCTGGTTGCTTAGCCAGTGCATGGACCTGCTGGACTAGAGGCAGCTTTGGACTGTTGGCCAATTATATTTGTTTAATCACCATTGACGCTGTGGGATTGATCAGATTTATTTTACATTGACATTTGTCAATCAAACATATATATTATAGTAGAGTCGCTGGCTTAACCAGCATGAAGAGTCAGTGCAAGCTCAAAGTCGCACACATTAGGAGAATCAATGTCTTATATAGACGCATTATTTGATCGTGAACACGATCGTATTCACGTTGTAGAACGAATCGGCGGCGAACGTGTATACAAAGAGTATCCAGCAAACTACGTTTTCTACTACGATGATGCACGTGGCAAGTTCCGTACAATTTTTGATACTCCTGTTAGCCGTTTTTCAACACGCAACGGCAAAGAGTTTCACAAAGAACAACGAGTCAACTCTGGTAAGCGACTGTGGGAAAGTGATATCAATCCCATCTTCCGTTGTTTAGAAGAAAACTATCTAGGTGTAGACTCTCCAAAACTGCAAACAGCTTTCTGGGATATTGAGGTCGACTTTGACCCACTCCGCGGATATAGCAAACCTGAAGATCCATTTAACGCCATCACAAGTATTAGTGTGTACTTAGACTGGATGGATAAATTAGTCACTCTGGTGGTTCCGCCTAAAAGCTATTCGTGGCAGTCCGCAGAAGAAATTGCCGCTACGTTCGACAACTGCTTTTTATTTGAACGAGAAGAGGACATGCTTAACACATTCCTTGACCTGGTGCAAGATGCAGACATACTGTCAGGCTGGAACTCAGAAGGATTCGATATACCATATACTGTCATGCGTATTATCCGCGTCCTAAGTAAAGATGATACTCGCAGACTATGCTTGTGGGGACAATTACCCAAACAACGTACCTTTGAACGCTTTGGCGCAGAACAGCTTACATTTGATCTAATAGGCCGTGTGCATATGGACTATATGCAACTGTATCGCAAATACACCTACGAAGAACGTCACAGTTATAGCTTGGATGCCATTGCCGAATACGAACTAGGTGAACGCAAGTTGGCCTACGAAGGCACCCTGGATCAACTGTACAACAAAGACTTTCCAAAGTTCATTGACTATAACCGTCAAGATACCATGTTGTTGTCAAGACTAGATAAGAAGTTACGCTTCTTAGATCTTGCCAATGAACTGGCACACGATAATACTGTACTGCTACAAACCACTATGGGTGCGGTGGCAGTTACCGAGCAAGCCATTATCAATGAAGCCCACTCACGAGGCCTAGTAGTTCCCAACAGGAGAAGTAGAGATGACCAAGGTAATACACAAGCCGCAGGTGCCTATGTTGCTTTCCCAAAAAAAGGCATGCACGAATACGTCGGTGCCATCGATATCAACTCGCTCTACCCATCAGCGATCCGTGCTCTTAACATGGGACCCGAAACGATCATTGGGCAATTAAGAACTATAATGACTGACCACTATATCAAAGAAAAAATGGATAGTGGATCAAGTTTTGCTGATGCATGGGAAAACATGTTTGGTACTTTGGAGTATCAAGCAGTTATGAATTCAGAAGTAGGCACAGAAATTACTATAGACTGGGAAGCTGGCGGCAGTGATGTAATGAGTGCTGCAGATGTATGGCGATTGATATTTGATAGCCGCCAGCCTTGGACATTGAGTGCCAATGGCACAATATTTAAACATAATGTTAAAGGGATTATCCCAGGATTATTGGAGAGATGGTATGCTGAACGTAAGGAAATGCAAGCTAAAAAGAAAACCGCAACATCTAAGGAAGATGAAGCGTTCTGGGACAAAAGACAGCTCGTTAAAAAAATTAACCTCAATTCACTATATGGTGCGATCCTCAATCCGGGTTGCAGGTTCTTTGACCAGCGTATTGGCCAGAGCACGACACTTACTGGGCGCATCATCGCGAAACACATGGACGCACATGTCAACGAAGCTATCACCGGTGAGTACGACCACGTGGGTAAAGCCATCATATACGGGGACACAGACTCGGTCTATTTCTCCGCGTGGCCGGCCCTTCAAGAAGAAGTAGCCGCAGGTCGCATGGAATGGAACAGAGAAATTTGTGTACAGTTATACGATACTATTGCAGACTCTGTTAATGCTTCATTTCCACAATTTATGGAACGTGCTTGTCATTGCCCAAGAGAAATGGGCGCTATTATCATGGGCGGTCGCGAACTTGTTGCATCAAAAGGATTATTCATTAAAAAGAAACGCTATGGTATTTTGATATTTGACATGGAAGGTATTCGTGTGGATACGCACGGTAAACCGGGCAAGATGAAGGCCATGGGTCTTGATCTCAAACGATCAGATACTCCCAAGGTAGTACAGGATTTTTTAAGCGAACTCTTGATGGATGTATTAACTGGTGCTCAAAAGGAAGCTGTTATCGAAAAGGTCAAAGAGTTTAAATTGCTGTTTGCTACCAGGCCGGCATGGGAAAAGGGTACACCTAAACGTGTAAACAACCTGACCAAGTATGCGGCAGAAGAAGCACGCCTAGGCAAAGCCAACATGCCCGGACATGTTCGTGCCGCAATGAACTGGAATAACCTAAAGCGTATGCATGGAGATAACTACAGTACCAGTATTGTAGATGGCATGAAAACCATTGTATGTAAGCTAAAGGATAATCCGGTTGGGTACACCAGCGTAGGATACCCCACAGATGAAACTCATATCCCGCAATGGTTTAAGGACTTACCGTTTGACGACACAACAATGGAATCAACTATCGTGGATCAAAAGGTAGAGAACTTGTTGGGAGTACTTGAATGGCAGATTGCCGAATCGACAGATATCAAAACAACCTTTGATGACCTGTTTAGTTTTGAATAAAAATATTTTAATAACCTTTGACTTTTTCTAAATAAACCTATACACTAACAACACTTACGGAGAATACACAATGTTTGACTACTTGAAAGATATCGTACAACACACTTATGGCCTAGGCGTCATCTCAATGATCAAGGTAACTGGTACCAAAGACAGCACACAGATTAATGCTTTTGATCAAGCAACTAAAACGGTTGTATTAAATGCAGAATTCAAAGCACCTATTGCTGAGTTTCAAGGCGTGTTTGGTATGCCCAACTTGGATCGATTGAATACTATTCTTAACATTCCCGAATACAAGGAAAATGCTAAGATTACTGTAGCAAGTCAAAAGGACACAGAAGGCAATAATGTTCCTGCCAGTGTAAATTTTGAAAACAAAACAGGCGACTTTAAAAATGCATATCGGTTTATGGCAACTGCGGTCATTAACGATCAATTAAAGAACGTTAAGATGAAACCGGTTAAATGGGGTGTTGAAGTTACGCCCACAGCACTAAGTATTCAAAAATTAAAATTCCAAGCTATGGCACACTCGGATGCTACTACATTTAGTAGCAAGACCGAAAACGGTGAACTGAAGTTCTTCTTTGGTGATGCTGCTAGTCACGCAGGAAGTTTTACATTTGCAACGACCAGCGGTACCTTAAGCAAACAACTAAACTGGCCTGTGTCAGTAGTTAATAGTATTTTGAGTTTACCCGGCGACAAAGAATTTAAGATCAGTGACGACGGTGTTGCTGAAATCACTGTAGATTCTGGACTTGCTGTTTATCACTACATGTTACCTGCACAAACCAAGTAATGACACAAGACGACTTGACTGCCAAGCAGTCAGACTATGCCGTATTCCTGCCGGCGATTAGTGGTTTCTACGCTACCTTTATAGGTAAACAACGTGATCCAGTAAATGGACCGTATGTAGAACCTGGTCGCTTTCCGCAGGGTTTAACAGATATGGAACAACTCAACTGGCTAAATGGTCAGAAGGGGTTGTTTCCTTATAAGTGGTCGCTTTACTCCGGTGGCCACGCCAACCTTGATCTCACCAAGCAGGACTGGAGTGAGGACATGGTTCGCAATCGCGACCCAAACACACTAGTACTAGGTGACTCTGGAGGATTCCAGATCGCTAAAGGACTATGGGAAGGCGATTGGAAAGCAAACTCAGGATGCCCGAAGGCCCAGAAAAAACGTGAACAAGTTTTGGCTTGGCTTGACGGCATTGCTGACTATGGTATGATCCTTGATATTCCAACCTGGGTCATTCATGATAAGAACGCTAGTGACAAGTGCGGCATTCGAACGCTGGAACAAGCGGTAGATGCTACTAAGTTCAATAACGACTACTTCATGAAACATCGCAAGGGTGTTGCCAATGGCGGTGCCAAGTTCCTTAATGTGTTGCAGGGTGCCAATCATCCCGATGCTGATCGTTGGTATGATTTGATGAAAGACTATTGTGATCCTGCGAAATACCCAGACACTCACTTCAATGGTTGGGCCATGGGTGGTCAGAACATGTGCGACGTACACTTGATCCTTAGACGATTAATTGCATTAAAGTATGACGGTTTATTACAAGAAGGTGTGCATGATTGGATGCACTTCTTGGGTACAAGTAAACTAGAGTGGGCAGTACTATTGACAGTTATTCAACGCAATGTTCGTAAGTATGCAAACCCTGCATTTACCATCAGCTTTGATTGTGCTAGTCCTTTCTTGGCAACTGCCAATGGACAGGTGTACTTTGAAAATGTATTCCCGGACAACGGCAAATGGTCCTACAGAATGGCACCAAGCGCAGACGATAAAAAATATGCCACCGACACACGCAAGTGGTCAGATGGTGTGGTCGCAGACGGCAAGTATCCACGGTGGGAAGATAGTCCTTTGAGTGACATGTTCAAAATGAAAGATATTTGTTACTACAAGCCAGGCGACCTAAATAAGAATGGCAAGGAAGGCAAGACATCCTGGGACTCATTCAGTTATGCATTGTTGATGGGTCATAATGTATGGATGCATTTGACAGCAGTACAAGAAGCCAACAGACGTTTTGATGCTGGTGCTCACCCTGCCATGATGCGTAGCACAGGCCCAGGCGGCGAATACTTTGAGGATCTAGTGGAGGCAATTTTTGCCGCGCCAGACCGTGCCACAAGTGAATCTATCATCGAGGCATACAGTAACTACTGGATGGAAATTGTAGGCACACGTGGATTCAAAGGCAAAAAGGCCTTAAATGGCAATGCCATGTTTGATATGTTATTTGAAGTAGAGGGTGGTCAGGACGACGTTATTGAGCCTGAACTAGAATTTGATGAAAGTAAACTTGAACATTTAGGTGAATAGATGAATCATTCAGAAATCCGGTTACAACAATTAGAAGAGGAACATGCCCGAATTAATAAACGCATTGATGGCATGGAAAGCACAGGAGTATTTGAAGATGTTACCTTAGAAGTTTTGAAGAAACAAAGGTTGCATTTGAAAGACGAAATTGCTAAAATAAAAGACAACTTAACTTAGTTTAATATATTATGAAAAGAGCAGGTCACGAAAAAATAAGTTTTTTCATTGGACGAGAAGTAGAACACACGCCAGCATACGGACTCAAAACATTATTTGTAGTGGACTTGCAAGACAGTCAGATTGTCATGCAAGAAGCAATGAATAACGATTGTACTCACATTTATTTTGGTGCTAACCAAAGTTTTCCCAATTTGGATACCGACGATGGTGACAATTGGCGTGAGTGGGACACAATGATTAACGATTGTTTGCAAAAAGGATTTCTATGCACGTTGGATCTAGACAGTACCTGTGTTGAAGGTCTAGTAGAATCCAGTCTGGTGGAGTACAATAACTTTATTCCCATGATTTCGGTGAAATTGCCCTATTTACAACTATTGGGATATAATGCTACAATTAAGCTCGACGACAAAGACTTTGCAGCAACCAATCCCGGAGTATGGTGTCATAGCTTACATGAATTAAAGGATCGTAAACTGTTTACGGATTGGTCAAAGTATACTAAAGATGAAATTATCAAATGAAATTATGGTTCAAAAATTTTCGCATCACTATCTTAAATTGGTTTGCTGCAGGCAGGCTAGTACTGGAAAAAGATAAACCAATGGGATATACAGTTAATGTAAACGGTCCATCTGCTGGTAATCTTTATTACACAGGACTCGGCGGAGGAGGTAATGGTGGTTTTTCATACAACACTCAAACAGATTTATCACATATGAATATAACAGCAAGTAGTATCAACTTTAATGTAGCACAAGCCGCGGGTGGTTGGATTGTGCAAGTTAACAAAATAAATCGCAATGCCGTTACCATTGGCGGGGTTGGTCCCGAATCGGACTTACATATCATACACGAATCAGAAGATTTTGATTCGGCCCTGGGTAAGATTGTCACAATGTCCTGTCTGAAAGCATAATATGAACCAAGAACAAAGAGAGCAAATCGAAAGAGTTAAAGACGAAGCTAAACGTCAAATATGGATCACTTTCCGTAAAGAAGGTATCCACTGTTACCCGGCGGCTGCCACGGATCCAATGTTAAATACTAATGATGAATATAATGTTGCGTTTCTTGCTAATCCCCATCGTCATATTTTCCACTTCCGGGTGTCAATCGATGTGTTCCACAACGACCGGGACATCGAGTTCATCCAGTTCAAACGCTGGTGCGAATCCTTGTACAATATCAATTCCGGTAATAACAATAATTCGAGTTCCGTTTTAGAACTCAACTACAAGAGCTGCGAAATGATCGCAGATGACTTACACTTACAAATTGCCGACAAGTATCCCGGTCGCAATATCACAATTGAAGTATCCGAGGATGGCGAGAACGGATGCTCAATCACTTACAATCTCACTCGCCCTTACAACTCAATCGTAATCTAAAGGAAGCAAAATCATGGCCAAACCAGAATGGCTAACCAAGTATCTTCGTCTCAAGCCCGAAGTAAAAACAATCTTTGAAGATTTAGAAGTATACCACCAATTCTGCCGTGACTATGGATATCCATATGATGAACGTCATTTATACAATGAACGCACACCATACGGCGAATACATGAAAATGGTACGTGGTCGTGAACCTTGGGATCAATGGCGCACTCCTAAGCGTGAACGCAAAGATTTTAAACCACGCGACACGAATTGGAAACCACGTGACTAATCCCTTTCGAGATCAAGAAAAGTTTATGCGGGCTTGCGATCAAACTGTAGAAGATTGGCACGAAACACAATTTAATTTATACAATAAATTAATTGCCGAAGAAGTAGATGAACTCGATGTTGCTGTGGCTGCTGGTGATCGAGTAGAAACGCTGGATGCACTTGTTGATATCTTGGTTGTTACTATAGGTGCTATACATTCAATGGGTGCAGATGCCGAAGGCGCATGGAAAGAAGTCATGCGTACTAACTTTGCCAAGATTGATCACGAAACTGGCAAGGTGCGTAAACGTGAAGATGGCAAGGTTCTTAAACCTGTAGGTTGGACTGCGCCTGAATTAAAGCAGTTTATAAAATAATGGACATAAATCCGTTGCACGACGACCTTATGGTACAACAGCAGTTGCCGGCTGGACTCGATACCAGAGTTGGCATATGGCAACATATGGTGGCAGTGATCATGCTAAACCAAACTGGCCGCAAACCAGTCAAAACGGTTTTTCCTGTGTTTATGAACCAATGGCCCGAACCTGGCAAGTTTCTGCAAGCCAAGGAGACGGAAGTCAAAACAGTAATCCAGAAACTGGGCATGGTCAATGTCCGGTATCAAAGGTTATGTCGTATGACTGAAGACTTTTTGACATGGAAAGGTGAAGATGCTACAATGTTATATGGAATCGGAAAATATGGATCGGACAGTTATGAAATTTTTTTTAAAAATAACTACTTGGTAGAACCCACAGACAAAGAATTAAAGAGATATTTGGAAGAGGAAGTATATGCGTAAGTTATGGTATATGGGCTTGGAGCCCTATAAAGCTCGATACACACTACAACTACAAGAGTGGAATCGTGCGGTATTCGAACGTCGTGGTATCAATTACGAAATTGTAGAAGGCGAAACACTCAGCAACGATCAAGCTATCGTAACCGGACAGGTGTTAGATGCACATGGTCGTACTTACTTTGGTATGAGCCAACTAATGAATCTTGTACGCAAGATGAAACAAGGAGAAGTTACAAATGAAGATGTTATCTACTTTGAAGACATGTTTCAACCCGGTATCGAGAGCTTGCCTTATATTATGGATCAAATCGATCCTGCTCATCGTCCCCGTATTGCTGTTCGGTGTCTTGCACAAAGTATTGACCCCGATGATTTTGTTCATGTATGGGGTATGCAAAAGTGGATGGGACTTTATGAAAAAATGGTGGATAGTTTTGCGGATATTATTCTAGCATCAAATGAAGAAATGGCCATGCACATGAAGGTGGCTGGGTGGGAAGGCAACATCTATAACATTGCAGGATTGGCCTTTGGTAAAGCGGAAGTACGTGGCCGCGTGCCTAGTGAATTAAAACCATTCCACAATCGTAAGTATCGCGTGGGATTTGCAGCCAGATGGGATCAAGAGAAACAACCAGACTTTTACATGGACCTGATTGAACAATGGCATCGTAATCACAGTAATTTTCCTGTAGAGTTTGCTATCTTTTCCGGCGCCAAACTAAAGTCAAACAATGACAGCTACATGGCTCGTACAAGAGATTTACAGGCTCGTGGCTGGCTAACAGTTTATGAGGATTTAGAAAAAAATGATTACTATGCTTTGCTTAATGATACTCGTGTATTGTTCAATTGTGCTTTACAGGACTGGGTCAGCAACACAGTATCGGAGGCAGACACACTCGGCGCTAATGTGCTTTATCCTGCTTATCGTAGTTTCCCTGAAACTTTTGCTAACGATCCTGAACGACTTTACATTCCTTGGTCGTTAGATGATGCCGAAGCCAAACTGGTCAATTTGTTGGCTGATCCCCATCCTAACCAAGGACGTATCAGTGACTGGACTGACGGTTGTATTGATCGCATTGTGGATATCTTAGAAGGTAAAGGTGAACAGTGGCGCCGTATGAACACTGACTATCGTAAACATACTCATGAAAGCAAATACTAAAATGACTGATAAAGAAATCACAGCAGAACAACTAGTAGAAGTTCTTAAATTTACACCGCGCACTTACAAGATCTCAATGTGGGGTTATGGTGGCGAAAAGGTCATGGGCACCGTGGACAAGAAAGTCTGGGACTACTGTATGGAAAACCAGGTTGACTTGTCGGATCTTGCCTGGGACTCAGATGCCGCAGAAAAAATGGGATTAGACGAGGATCTGTTGCCTTTTCCTCCCGGATCATGGTACGAGTGCGATAACATGGCCCACGTCAACGGTGTTAGCCGTAATGCCGGCACACTACAGATTGAGGACGAAAACGGAGAAGTAGTATTTGAACGTAGTCTAGAAGATTGTGATGGGGGCGAGGATAGCCCAGAATGGTCATGCTTTGACGAAGCCTGGATTGGTTCACGTAAAAAAGGTGAGGTTGTATTTGTAGGATCAAGTAACGAAAAAGGTACCTTCTTTGAAGGTGAGATCGAGCTTACTGCGCCATTTGATATTACTAAGCTAACTCTACAGTACGATGAAGTTGACGGTGAAGAGTTGGTCAATTGTGTACAGTACGATGGCGATGAGATTGACAACAACGGTGGCGGCACAGACGGTAAGAGTTCGGACTTTGACATGTGTCTAGTCATTGATGACAATGGTGGATGGGAACGATACGAGCCCGAAGAAAAAGATTGGGGTCATCCCGAATATGGCACCAGCCACGATGAATGGGAACGGTCGGAGAAATTTATGTTCAAGAAACAAAAACCCACGATCCCGGGTTACTATAGTGTAAACTGGTGTTATGGATCTACTTACGGTAGCTTGTACTGGGACGGCAAAGAATTTGGTAATTGGGAACACGGCAAGTTTGATCCAGTTGGCCAAGACGGTGTCAAATCATGGTCGGGTTATAACTGGGACACAAGTTCGTGGGTCAATCGTCCACCTGAGCCGCCCAACATTGTTTGCGATAATAAAGAGTGTGGTTGGATAGGCAACAGCGACGAACGTGTTACCGACGATGACTACAATGATCATTGTCCCAACTGCGAAGGCACAGAGTTTTCGTGGATTGACTACGATCCAGACACCAAGAAAGGTCGGGCCAATCGTGAAAAATTTTGCAGGCCGTGGGATCCAGTGGAATCCTTAGAAAAGATTATTAAAGAATTTCCCAACGTGGACGAAGTTGCAACAAAAGCCAAATGGCCATTTTAAACAAGGAGAATCTTATGAACACAGCAGTATATCGTAGTGCCGCAGGAATCAACGAAGCAATGGGTCGTGTGTATGCACACATGAGCCTGGCTGTAGTTATCAGTATGATTGTGAGTTACGTTGTAGGATCTAGCCCTGAATTGTTACGATTCTTTTTTACAGGGCTAACAAAATGGATTGTTATCTTTGCTCCGTTAGCATGTATCTTGGTCATGAGCTTTGCCTCTGAAAAATTCAGCAAGACTGGACTACAATTATTCCTGTATGCGTTTAGTGTGCTCATGGGACTGAGCTTTGCTACAATCTTTGCGGTCTATACCATGGGCAGTATTTTTACAGCCTTTATGGGCGGCGCTGTGCTGTTTGGTACTATGAGCATTTATGGTTACTTTACTAAAAAGGATTTGACCAGTATAGGATCATTTATGTTTGTGGGCCTGATTGCTATTGTCATTGCCAGCATTATCAATATCTTTATCGGTAGCTCGGTGTTACAGATGGTCATCAGTGCTATTGCTATTGTTGTGTTTTTGGGACTAACTGCATACGACACACAAAATATTCGTCAAATAGTGACACGTGATAGCGACACTGGCCGCGAAGAAGTGTTAGGAGCACTTAGCCTATACCTAAACTTTATTAATATTTTTATCAGCCTGTTGCAGTT